GGGGCGGCGGGGGCGGCGGAGGCGGAGGCGGCGGAGCCGCTTCTTCCGGCGCACCGAAGTTGTAGGTCAGGCCGAGCAGCAGGCTGTGCGTGCGCAGCTTGGTTTCGGCGTTCGAACCGGCCTGGCCGTAGATGCTCTGATAGGCCGGGATCAGCTTGATATCGTCCTGGTTGAAGAAGCGATACTTCAGCGAAACGTCGACATTGTTGGTGACCGGGTAACGAACACCCGCGATCGCCTGCCAGGCGAAACCGGTGTCGCTGTCGTTCACGATGTCCGAAGCGAGCTTGCCGCGCGACACGCCGACACCGCCGCCGACGAAGCCCTGCAGGCCATCATCGGGACCGAAGTCCAGCAAACCGTTCAGCATGAACGACAGGGCCGAAGCAGCGCCGCCGAAGCCGCCGCCGGTCTTGTCGAAATCGATCTTCGCACGCTTGTAGGCGGCTTCGGCTTCGAGGCGGAAGCCACCGAAGTCGTAACCGATGTTGGCGTCGAAGTCATAGCCCTTGTGGTAGTCGATCGACGGGACCGCCGAACCACCGGGAGGGACGGCGTCGAAGGTCAGGTCCTGATCTTCAACGAGCAGCACGCCGGCGTCCACGCCAACATACCAGCTATTATCACGCGCCAAGGCCGGGGTGGCCAGGGCACTGGTCGCAAGCGCAGCCGCGAGGGCAAGCTTCCGCATATGGATTCCCCTTTCAAAAGTGTCACGAAGGACTGCTGAAACCCTGTAGTCAGGAGAAGGTTTCATGGCAAGTCCACAATTAGTGAAACCGTTGCAAAAATAACGCACTAGCCCTTTTAACGCGATCCGATCAGGCTAATGCCTGCAAATTCTAGACTATTGACGCACCCGTGCAACAAGAAATGAGCAATCCCGTAATATTACGCAACAATCAGGCCGTGGGAACGCAGGCTGTCGAGAATGGCGGCGATGGTTGATCGGGCCTGCGCGTCAATCACGCCCCCCCCGCTCGGCGCGGCAATAGCCGCCTGGCGCTCGCCAACCACTTTTTCGTCGCCGATATAAAAGCCATCGGGCCGGATCGGGCCTGCCCGCCACTGACTCCCGTCATGAACGCGCGTCAGTCCTTCGTCGGCGACCGTAACGGCAAAACCGGCACGGGCGGGAACAAAGCGCCAGGCTCCTTCTGTCCAGCATGCAAGGGAGCCGCTTTGCCCCTCCCATGCGCCCAGCGCCCCGTCCGCGACGATCCAGCATTGCCCCGGCGCCGGCCCCTCCGGCGGCATGGCCGCCGACGCACTCTCCACCCGGCCCAGCAACAGCGCGTCGATCAGCACCAGCGCCTCATTATGCGCGATTTCCTTGTGCGCCTGGCCCGCGAACAGCAGCGGCAGGCCCCATATGGGCGTGACATCCATCATCCGACTCCTTCTCTCGTTTCCCTGTGATCGCAACCCATTGTCACAGCGTCAGCACCAGGCTCGCCGTCCGACCGATCGCATAGGTTCCCCGCTGCCGCACCGCGATCAGCACATCGCGCCCGTCCATGCCGTCCGCCGCGATCATGTCGGCGCCATAGGTCCAGCTGGCGCTTGTCACCTCCTGCGCCCGCACCACGGTCGCGCCGTCCAGAACCTCCACCCCATAGCGCTCGCTTTCCTCGCCCAGCGGCACGTCCGTTCCGCTTAGCCAGCGCCATCCCTCGCGGCTCCGCCGGGTCCATTCGATCGTCCAGCCGCCCGCCCCGTCGCGCCGCGCGCGCATATGCACGGGCGCAAGCGGCTTCAGCGCCTCGCCACTGATGGTCAGCATCACCTCGGCCGGCGCCACATCGCCAATGCCGACCGCCGAAACCCGCAGCACGCTCCCCGCCTCGCCGTCCGCGCCCTGCACCGCCAGCGGCTCGACCAGCCGCCCCTCCTCGATCAGCAGGAACGGCTCGCCCGCCATATGCTCCGCCATCGCCCAGTCGGTGCCGCGCAGCCCCCGGCGCAGCCCGCTCAGCCGATAGGTCGCAGCACCGGTCCGCTCGGCCGTGTCGAACTGGATCAATTCACGCCCCAGCAAGGCCAGATTCCGTCCCTGGTCCACCGCGGCTTCATCGACACTCAGCAACACCATGTCCGCCGCCAGCAGCGTCACCGAAACGGATTGCCCGCTATCCACCAGCAACGCGCTGCCCTCAGGCAAGACCGTATCGGCAACGCCCATCACCGCGCGTCCGGCACTCCGGCCGATCGCCACCGCCTCCCCGCTCGCGCCCGTGACGAACAGCGCCGCGCTGCGCCAGCCAGCCCCGCCGCTCGCTGCCGCCACGACCAGGGGCGCATTCGCCACGCCGTCAGTTATGCGCGGCAGGTCCGCCAGCAGCAAAGTCGTCGGCCCGTGCGGCGCATCCACCGGCCGCACGATCGCCCCCGATCCCGCGCCCATGGGCGGTGCGCCACCGCCACCGGGCAGACGCCGCAGCGCCAGCCGCACCGCCATCGCTTCCCATTCGCGCTCCTCGATCCGCCACAGCCCCGGCGCCCGTTCCACGGCAACGACGTCGCCTGCCGCCAGCCCAAGCGCCCGCCAGTCGCAGCGCACCGTCATGCGCGCCCGGCCGGCCCAGCGCGCCCGCAGACGGTCGCTCGCCACCGCCCGCGCCGCATCGGGGTCCAGCACGGCGGGCAGGTCGATCCCGCTTTCGCTCCGCCCCGCCCCCGGCCGCGTCACCCGCTGCATCCCGGCCTGATAATCGCGCGCCGCATCATGGTAACGCAGGCTGAGCGCCACCGGCACGCCATCGGCCGAACCGCCTTGATGCTCTATGGGGTCGATCGCACGGCCATCGACCCGCTGCGCCAGCGTCTCGTCCGCAATCGTCCCCGCCGCCGCGCCTGCGTCCACCAATGCCAGCCCATCCGCCCCCGATCGCAGGCCCAGGCCAAAGGCTTCGACCAGCGGCATCACCGCCTCGCGCCTATCCGCCCCGCTCGCGGCAAAGCCATCGACGCTGATCGAAGCCGGCCCCGCCAGCCGCGCGCCGCTTAGTTCGCCTGCAATGCGATCCAGCGACACCGCCCCCTCATCCGCCTCCACCTCGAATGTCAGCGACGGGATGCGATTGCCATAATCGGCCAGCGCCAGATCCTCGAACACGACATAGGCCATGCCGCGATGCGCCGGCGTCGCGCCGATGCCCTGCGCCGAGGCGATCAGCGGATCGGGCGATTGTCCCTCATCGCCGGGATGCACCCGGAACGCGCCCACCTCCGTCTTGAAATCGCCCGCCGCCCCACGCAACAGATTGCCGTCCGCCCATATCCGCCGGATCGCCCGGATCGGCCGCGACGACAGCGCTACCGCGATGCTCGCCGAATAGCTGTAGCTGGTGACGCTCGGCCGCCCCTTGCCGCCGCCGCTGCGGCTCGACGTCTCCTGCAAATCCGTCGCCCAGATGACCGTGCCCGCCACCCGCATCGTGCCAAAGATCGCGGGCAGCTGCGTGCCATAGCTGGATGTCTGCACCTGCAAATCGGACAGGCGCGCACCCTGCCGGCCCTTTGGCTTGAACAGCACCTCATTGTCGAACGCGTTGCCGATCAGGCCGCCAATCGCCCCGCCGATCGGCCCGCCCAGCACGGTGCCCACCGCGCTCAGCACTATCGTCGCCATGCTCGCCCCTCCTTCATCCCCGCCACCAGCCGATGATCGGCCAGGGCGAATCTCCCGGCATTTCCACCACGCGCCGCAAACCGGCATGGGCGTGGACAAACCCCGCGCCGGTCCCGATCATCAGATGCAGTTGCAATGGTCCCGGCCGCACCAGCGCCAGGTCGCCCGCCTGCCCCTCCGCCACCGGACGCAACCCCGCCACTTCCAGCCATCGCGCCGCCCGCTCCGCGTCGCCGCTGCGCAATCCATAGGCACGTGGCGCGGCGCGCCCCAGCGCCAGCGCCGCAACGCCCACGCAATCCAGCCCGTCCCGGCCGCGCCCATGCAGGCGGAACGGCACGCCCACCAGCGCCCGCGCCGCCGCCACGATGGCCGCCGCGCCGTCTTCCCCGCTCATGCGCCGGGATAGCGGGTCAGGAGGTCCATGCCCGGCAGGAACGGCTCGCCCCGGAAATTGACGATATTGCCAAAGCGCGCGCCACAGGTCGCCGCCTGCCGGTCACATCCTTCGGTCAGCAGCGCCAGCGTTCCCGGCTCCACCGCAAAGGCCGGCGCGTCCGCCAGCGTCAAGCCGGACGCATCATTGTCCAGCACCGCCTGCGTCAGCCCCGCATTGCGCCCCGTCATCCACCGCACCGCGCCAAAGGCATAGGCCCCGGCCGCCAGCCCGGCGACCGCGACCTCCGCCCCCTCCGCGTCCTCCACCGCCACGATCCGCCGCCGCCCCGCCATGTCGACCCGGCACGCCCGGTCGCCCAGCCGCGCCCGGCAGTCGGGCGATGTGCTCGGGGCCACAGGCGCGCCCAATATCGCCGCCGCCCCCACCAGTTCGGCGGAAAATTCCTGCCCCTTGCGCGACACCGCGCCCATCTCGCCGCGCGCCAGCACCAGCCACAACGCGCCCGGCGCCTCCCATTGTGTCACCCGCAACTCCAGCGCCGCGCCGTCCCAGCGCCCCGCCATCAGGTCCGCCTCGCTGATCGCCTCGCTCGACAGCGCGCCCGCCACGTCGCTGTCCTCGCCATCCAGCGTGATGCCGCTGCGCACCGCCGCCGGCGTCATGCCTGGCGCGGCGCGATAGATGAGGCCGCCAATCTCCAGGTCGCGGTCATGGCTGGTCAGCCCGATCGTCACCCCGTCGCGCCGCGCGATCCGCCAGCAAAAGGCCAGCGTGCACAGCGCCTCGTCCAGTCCACCGCTCATTCGCGTATCTCCACCAGCGGCACCGACACCGCTTCGCCCGCGGCAAAGGTTGCGCGGTTCACCTCCAACCGATCCTCGGCAAAGCGCACCGGCACATCGAACCGGTAGCCGGCGGTCAGCACCACGCCCACCCCCGGCGCCTCGTCGAACGCAATCACGCCCAGCCCGGAATGGCTCCAGCCCCCGATCATCTCCACCCCGTCTGCCGCGACGCGGATGCTGCCCGCGACCGGCCGGGTGATCCGCCGCGCCTGCGCCTCCTCGCCCGCGCCATAATGGCGCATCAGCGGGAATTGCGACCGCACGCCGTCGCCCACGCCCAGCCGCTGGTCGATCGGCGACGGCGCCGCGCCCGCCGGGCCGCTGCGGTCATCATAGGGATCGGTAAAGCGAAACCCCCGCGCCGCCCCGCGCCGCGCCCGGAAAAAGTCGATCAGCACCCTTATGTCCGCCTCCGACCGCACGCCCGGCCCGGCATCATAGGACAGGCGCGCATCCGCCCAGTCGCTCGACCGCCGCTCATGCCCCGAAGGACTCTCGACAATCTGCGTCGAAAAGGCCGGGCTCAGACTCGCCTCCCGCCCGATCGCCAGCGGAAAGCGCACATCGTCAAAGGCTTGCACCCCATCCTCCCCTTCTATGCTGAAACAGGTAAAGCCGTCGCGGCACACTTGCGGCAGTGCCCAGATGAATGTCGCCGCCGTCCCCCGCGCCACCGACGCGCGCGCCGCCGCCATGATCGCCCGCCATTGCCCGGATTGTTCGGGCAACAGGACGAAGCCGGCCAGATAATGCTGCGCCTCGACCGGATAGCCCAGCCGCACCGTCGCCAGCGTGATCCCGCGCTCGGTCAGGTTGGGCCGCCCCTCCGTCACCCAGTCATAATCCTCCAGTTGCAGCACGTCGAACGCCGGGGCCGCCCATCCGACCGGCATGTTCGCGCGTTTCGCTTCGGGCGCGCGCGGGTCCAATATCGTGGGCAGATAGGCCAGCAGATGCGTCACCGCGCCCGGCGCAGCCGCCTTCACCGCCGCGCACAGCGCCGCCGTCGACGCCGCCAGCATCGCCCCCGCCGCATCCAGCAGCGCGCATTGCGCCGCGTCCAGTTCGCCCCACAGGCTCGGGATCGACACCGGCGCGCCGCCCAGCGCCGCCCGCGCCGCGTCATCATACAGGCAGATGCGCCCGTCGCCCGGCATCACCCACCACCATGGCTCGCCGACCTGAAACAGGATCGGCAAGTCCGCGCCCAGGCCTATGGAAACAAAGGCTGTCGCGATCGCCTGCAAATAGGCCATCGCTCCACCATGGGCGGGCGACAATAATGTCGATGGCGGCTCCCATCCGGTCAGCGCCGGGTCGCCATTTTCGGCCCGCTGCTTCCAGTCGTTCCAGCAATGGGCGTTGAACAGCTCATAGGATAGCGACCAGATGACGCCGAACCCCAGCGCCTTCGCCCGCCGCGCAAAATCCCGGTGCCACGCCGAGCAGGGCGCATTCAGCGCCCCGCCGGCCAGGCTGACATACAGGTCGCTGCCCAGCCGTTCGAGCCGGAAATAATGGCTCATCCCGACATAATGGTTGATCGCCCCGCGATAGCCCAGCGCATGGATCGCCGCGACCACCCGCTCGGGCGTCTGGTTGAAACAATCATCATAGCCCGTCGCCATGCTCAGCCCATGTTCGGGCAGCATGACGTTGCCCACCGCCAGTACCGATCCCGCCCCCTCGCACGCGATGGCGCTCAGTTCGGCCCAGCCTTCCTGCGCTTGGACAAAGGGCGTATCTCCTTCGTCATAGCCAGGCGGGACGAGCGAAATGAACATCCGGTCGACATCGCCTGCCCATACCGGGTCGGCTTCCTCCGGCAGGTCATATCCTGCCACCAGCGCGGCAAAATCCAGCCGGATGACAGCATCTTCCGGCCCACCGCTCGCATAATTCCACAAGCGCACATACCAGGCGCGCGGGCTGCCTGCTGCGTCGCGCCCCTCGATCGTCAGCGTCGGCCCGTGCGTTTCGTCCAGCTGCCGCAACCCGCCGCTGCGCCAGCGGAACGACAGCACGCAGTTCCGAAAATCCCGGTCCGTCTCATAGGCCAGCAGCGGGTGGCTCCATCTGTCCTCCGCCTCCCAGATCAACCCCGCCAGATCGCCCGACCCGTAGAAGACCGCGTCCACCCGCAAGGCATCGGGCGCGCTCGTCACCACGCTCGCCATCATCGGCCGGGGAAAATTCACCGTCCAGTGCGTCGCTGCGAACCGCTTGAGGAATCCCGCCTCCTGTCCCTCGCGCGTGTCCGCCAGCCAATATCCCATGCTCATTGCTCCAGCGCCCCCCTGACCGCGCGCGCCACCTGCCGCGCGCTGCGCGCCAGCATGCGCGGCTCGCTCTCGCCTCCCCGTCCGTTCACCGCGATGCTCACCCGCACGTCACGCCTGCCGCCGCCATGGGCGATCACCTGCCCGCTCGTCGTGGGCACGAACATTTCCGGCCCGCGCTCGCCGACCATATAGGCGCGTCCCGGCGCCACCGGCCCGCCCGTCGCTCGCCCGGGCAATCCCAGCACCGACGTCAGCAGGGTCGCGCCCAGCGCGACCAGCCCGCCATTGCCCGACCCGCCGCTCCCCAGCGCCGACCGCAGGCTGGTCGCGGCGATCTGGTCCAGCGTGCTCAGCGCCAGTCGCTTCAGATCCTCAAAACCGAACTTGCCCGTCCGCACCGCGCGCAGCAGGCCCTGCTCGATGCGCAGCCCCGCCCGCTCCGCCCCGCTCGCCAGCGGCCCCTCCAGGCTCGCCCGCATCGCCTCGACATCGCGGCCCAGCCCCTGCGTATCGGCCCGCACCCGCACCACCAACGTCTCGACATCCTCGTCCATATGACCTCCCGCTTCCCTGCAGCGGACATGTGCTCCTGCGAAAGCAGGAGCCCAGTTCTGCGCTCTCGATTGGGCTCCTGCCTTGGCAAGAGCAGGGCTTGCTAATCCGGCATCGCCCCCATCAGCCGCGCCAACTCCGCGCCATCCACCCCGGCCGCGTCCTCCGCCGCCTCGCCCTTCGCCGCCGTCAGCACACTCGTCAGTTCGGCCGGCGTCGCGCGCCAGAACTCGTCCGGCCGCCAGCCCAGCAGCCAGCCGGCCAGTCCCGCCAGCCGACCGGCCCGTTCGGCAAAGCGCGTCATTTCCCCGCCAAAATCTGTTGCAGCACCGCGCGCAGCACCGGCGTCACCCGGGCCAGGCCCAGCGCCAGCACCGCCTCGCCCAGTGCCTCGCGGCTCAACGCCTCGCGATCGACCAGGCAATGCCACAGCAACGCCACCAGATCGCCCAGCGACAGCTTGCCGTCGGCCGCCCGCTCGACCAGGTCGAACAGCGGCCCCAATTCCTGCTCCGCCTCGACCAGCGCGGCAAAGCTCGGCCGCAGCGCCAGCGGCTCGCCGCCTACCATCAGCGCAGTTTCCCCGCGCTCCGGGTTCGCGCCACCACTCACAGGCTCACCACCGCGCCGGAGCTTTCCAGGCTCAGCGCATAGTTGCGCTCGCCATTATAGTCGCCGGCATAGTCCAGCCGCGTGACCAGGAACCGCCCGCGCATGCGCTCGCCGCTCTCGAAACTCAGCTCATAATCCTCGATCGTGCCGGCCAGCGCATGGTTGCGGATGCGCACCTCCGCGTCCGACCCCGTGAACAGTCCGGCCGCCGACACGCTGACCGACCGCACGCCCGCGCCCGACAGCAATTCGCGCCACCCACCCGAATCCTTGCTGGTGATGTTCACCGCCTCGCCGTTCACCGACAATTGTGTGGTCCGCATCCCCGCCACCGTCGCATATGTTGCCGGCACATTGCCGTCGCCTACCTTGAGCAGAAACGCACTTCCCTTCTCGACGCCCATGGCGCATTCTCCCGACAAGCGACATCCCAAGCCAAGGCCCACCGCCTTGACTTAGAAAAATCGCACAAAAACAGATGATTTCGGCGGCCCATGTCTAACCCGCCGCAACAATCGCTCTCCCTTCCTCCTCCCCTATAAGGGGAGGTGGCAGCACGCAGTGCTGACGGAGGGGTGTCACCCTATCGCCCGTTCCCACCTCGTCATTCCCACGCAAGCGGGAACCCATCTCCAAACCGCGCCGCCATCGCAGCACCTAGGGGACATACTTCCCCCTCACCCGTCCCGCACCACGCGCAGCCGATAATCCATCACCGCCCGCCACCCCGCGCCCGCTCCGCCGCCGCTCCGCGCCACGCGCGATCGCAGCAACCGCGCGCTCACGATCCGCCAGCCATCGCGCACGCCCACAACGCCCAGCGCCGGTTCGACCCGGGCCATCATCTCCGCAAGCCGCCCCGGCGTCTCCTCCGCCACGGTCAGCCCGATGGTCAGTCGCAATTCACGCCCCTCGACATCCTTGCCGCCCCAGTCTGAACCCAGGCATTCGCCCACATGCGCATAAGGGGCCGCCGCCCGCCCCGGCTCGCCATCATGCACGCCCTGCGCCACCGCCATCAGCGCCGCATCCTCCCGCAACGCCGCGATCACCGTCGCCCGTATCGCCACTTCCGCGCTCATTGCCCGCTCCTCCCTCGCCCCGCCTCGCGCAGCGCCAAGTCGCGCCACCAGCGCGCGTGCAGCCCCGGCGCGGACAGCAGCACGCTTTCCCCCTCGACCCGCGCCGCGACGCGCTCTGCCGCCATCGCCGCCGCGATCCGCGCCCGCACCGCCGCCGCCCGCGCCGCCACGCGCCGTTCCAGCCCCACCCTCATGCCAGCCGCATCCGCCGATAGGGCCGCCACAGCGCGCTCACCACGGCGGGGGCGCCGCATCCTCGCTGCCGCGCGCCAGATAATGGTCCGCCGCCAGCCGAATGATTCCCTGCCGCAACGCTTCGGGCAGGCCGTTCATCTCCGCCGCCATCCCCGCGCGATAGTCCACCGCCAGCACGCGTCCGTCGCCCGGCCGCGTCGATCGCACCCATCCATCGCCCGCCGCGTCGATGTCGATGGCATAGGCCTCGACCGGCAGCGCCGCGCTGGTCCCGTCCGCCTCCACCGCGCGCACCTGGCTCACCGCCAGAACCGGCCGCGCCGACAACCGCTGCCACCTGCCGCCGCCCGCCACCGTCTCGCGCGCATCCCGCGCGATCAGCCACTGGCCGACAAATTGCTCGCACAGCGCGCTTGCGCCGCGCAGCAGCCCGGCCAGCACCGCGTCCTCATCGTCATGCGCGATCCGCAGATAGGCCTTCACTTCCGCGAGAGGCGCCGCCAGCGCCCCGCTCTCCTGCTGTGCCAGCATCAGCGTTCCTCCACCCGCATCGTCACCGATCGTTCATCCGCCTGCCCGTCGGACAGGGTCACGCGATTGGTCAGCCGATAGACCTGGCCCACCCGTCCGCCGGTCACCCGCGCGCTGCTGCGCTGCGCCTCGAACGCGCTTGCCTCGACGACAATCCCGCCGGCTTCCTCCGGCTCGACCATCCAGTCACTGGCGATCAAACTCTGCCCGGCCAGATAGGCGGACCAGTCGATCGCATGGTCGACCCGCGCCTGCGGGTCCTTCAACAACAGGCTCATCTGATCTTGCTCCCCATCCTCGCCGCGACCCGGATCGCCGGCGCGCGCGCGTCGACCCGCACGCCCAGCCCCCGTCGCACGCCCATGCCCCATGGCCCGCTCCATCCGGGCCGATCCGCGCCGCCATCCCCGATCGGCTGCGCGCCCAGCGCCTCGCCCTGCATCATGCGCTCGTCTCCAGCGCCGCGATCCGCGCCTCCAGCCGCGCGATACGCCGCCGCTGCCATGCCGCCTCCAGCGCCAGACACTCCTCGTAGCGCAGCCCCCAGCGATCGCCCGCCGCGCGCCCTGCCGTCACCACGCCATCATCGTCCGTTTCCGCCCCGCGCGCGTCCCAGCGGTCGTGGCACAGCAGCCCCAGCCGCACCGCCGTGCCCATGCCCAGCCGCGCGTCGATCGCATCGCGCACCTCCTGCGCTACCAGCCCTATATGCGTGCGCGCGGCATCGCCCTTGGCCGCCACCGCCTCGCCAAAGCGATACTGCCGCCAGTCCACTGCCTCCCAGGCGTCGATCAGCGCATCGTCAATATCCGCCAGATCCTGCTTCGCCCGCGCGTCCGATGTGCTGATCGTTCCGCTCGCGGCATAGATGGCCGACCATCGCGCCGCCCCGTTCCCCAGCGCAAAGCCATTGTCGGACGATGGCGCGACCGCGCCGAACGCGGTGATCGCCTGATGCTCCAGCCGCAGCGTTTCCTGCATCGCCGACGATCCCGTCCGCCCGACATAGAAATTCATCCGCGACGCCAGATTATTGGTGGCGGGCGCCGCGCCGACATAGGTGGTGCGCACCCGCGACAGCTCGACGAAATCGCCGCCAATCTGCCCCCACACATTATAGTCGCCAATCACGTCGCCGCTTACAATGTCGGCCCGCGCCGCCAGCGTGCCATTGGCGCGATACAGCCGGTTGTTCGCCAGAGCGCCGGTGCCGACCACACGAAAACTGCCCTGGCCGCCATCCATCACCACCGACACCGCCGGTCCCAGCACACTGACCCGGCCCATCCAGCCTTCGGTAGGATAGGCCTCGCCCGTCAATGTGTTGATGTGCAGTTCCGCGCCCCCCATGCGCTGCACGCCGCTCGCGCCCAGCGCGCCGATCCGCGTCCGTGCGCTGCCCGCATCGCCCTGTTCCAGCAGCGACCGCCCGAACGCCGTGGTCGACAGCGCCGCTATGGCGTCCAGCTGCCCGCTTGCCGCCTGCTTGCCCGCCAGCCCCTGGCCCAGCCCGTCAATCGCCTGGGCCGCGGCCTCCACCGCCACGCCCAGCTCCTCCATCCCGGCCAAGGCCTCGGGCAATCCTGCAATCCCGGCGACATCATGGCCATGCCCCTCGACCGCCGCGATCCAGGCCGCATGCGGGGCCAGCGTCACGCGCTTCTCGCCCGGCCCGAAATCCACCGCCGCGCCACCCGCCGAAGACGCCGATGGCGACCGCACCAGCCGCCCGGCCTCGTTCAGGACGCCGCTGCCTGCCTCCCATTGCGGCACATCCCCTGCGCCTACAATGACATAGGGAAAGGCCGCGCCCGCCCCCACCGCGTCGGCAAAGCGCCTGTAGCCCGCCGCCGCGCCGCTCAGCGCCAGCGGCCCTGCCCCCTCATCATGGCACAGCTCGCGCACCAGCTCCGCCATCTCCAGCCCCGTGATCGCCACGCCCCGCTCCCCTGCCCATCTCGACACAAAAAAGGGGGAAGGCACCCGCCTCCCCCCAACCCTCAGCAAGTCCTCAGCCTGCCGTCCCGCCGTTTAGGAAGCGGCGAACTTCATCAGCTTGATCGCCTCGCTATTCGCCACGCCGCCGCCGATGCGCTTGACCGCGTAGAAATGGACGAACGGCTTGTTGCTGAACGGATCGCGCAGGATGCTCGTCTCGCTGCGTTCGGCGATGACATAGCCCATCGCGAAATTGCCGAAGGCGATGGACAGGCTGCCCGCGGCAATGTCGGGCATATCCTCGGCCTCGACCACCGGATATCCCAGCAGGGTCGCCGGCTGGCTCGCACTCAGGCCCGGCTGCCACAGGAACGCGCCATCGCTCGTCTTCATCTTGCGGATGACCGACAGCGTCGCGCTGTTCATCACGAAGCACGCCCCCTGGCGATAGGGCGCGCGCAGGCTTTGGATCAGGTCGATCAGCCGATCCTGCGGATTGCTTGCCGCAAAGCCGCCCGCCGCGCCCGACGCCACATATTGCAGCGATCCGAATGCGCGCACGCCATCGCCCTCATTGGTGGTCGTATAGGTCAGGAAGCCCTTGGGCTTGTTCGTGCCATTGCCGCTCACAAAGGCCGCGCCCTCGGCCCCCGCGAACTCGCGCGCAATCTCGCTCGCCAGCCACCCTTCGACATCGAACTGCGCATCGTCCAGCATCGCCTGGCTGGCGGCAGGATTGGCGAACAGCTCGCCGCCCGGCGGCACGATCTCGTTGAAGCTCGGCGTCCCCGTCTCGCCCCGCGCGCCCGTTTCGCTCGCCCATCCCGACACGATGCCGCCCGCGCTCACCAGCTTGCGGTATCCCGCGCTCCCCGTGCGCACCACATTGGCGATGGCGCGGATCGGCGACATGGCTTTGAGCGTCGACCCGATCAGCTGGTCGATCTCGCGCGGCACCGCATAGCCGCCCGCCGCGCCCGACGCGCCCGAAAAGCTCTTCAGTTCCACGCCCGCTTCCTGCCCATGGCGCAGATAGCGCTCGACAAAGGCCGCCCGCGCCGGGTCCTCCAACCCGCCTTTCACCCCATCCAGCGCCGGCCGCTGCGCGCTCAGCAACGCCCCTTTGAGCGCCGCCACCTCCTGCGCCAACCCCGCGATCCGCTCCTCCTGCACCACCATGTCCAGGCTCGCTTCCAACTGATCCGTCATGCCCGTCTCCACAAAAAAGGGCGGCCCAAGACGGACCGCCCGATCAAACCTTCTCCCCACAGGGAGAAGGATACGAAGCCTTGCCAGCCTGCTGGCCAGGCGAAGTTGAATGAGGGGGACGACTGCGCTCTCCTCGCGCCCCATTGCACATCGCAACGCCGCCCGCCATGCTACCGAACAAAAGAGGAATCCCCTTGACCTATCCGTCTGGCACCAAAGCCGAACTCGCTCTTTTGCGTCGCACCATATATGGAGTAGCAGACTTCAATGGGCGCTCACGCCGCACGGAGGTTCTGCTTTATCATTTCGCCATCGCGCTTGTCGGCGTGATGCTGGGTTTCACGGCTGGCGTGGCCCTGCAGGGAACACTGGCGTCTTTCCTGATGGCGGTGCTTCAAATCGCCGTCATCCTGCCGATGTTTGCATTGTTCGCACGGCGCCTGCATGACCAGAACCGGTCGGCCTGGTGGGTGCTCATCATGCCAGCGGGCTTTGGATGGAATATGATGCGTCACGACCTGCTCGCTACGGTCTTCCCGCCGCGCTGGGCCGACATCATATATGTTTGCCTCGTGATCGCGATGCTCCTGTTGCTCTACTGGCCCGGCACGCACGGCCCGAACCGCTTCGGCCCCGACCCGCGCTGAAGATGATGCCTCTCGCCCTTGCCACCGACGGCGCGCAGCTTATCCCCGCCGCTCTCGATCCTACCGCGCTCGCTACCATAGAATCCGTGCTCGCAGATCTGCCGCCCGGCCAGCCCGGTCTGCGTCTCGCCAGCCTGCCCGCCCTCGCCAGCATGCTCAGCGCCACCGGCGCGATCGGCCGCCACGCCGCCGCGCACCAAGGCACGACCACAAAAGCCGTCCGCGCCATCCTGTTCGACAAAAGCCCTGCGACCAACTGGGCGCTCGGCTGGCATCAGGACCGCACCATCGCCGTGCGCACCCGCATCGACACGCCGGGTTTCGGCCCCTGGACGCTCAAGTCCGGCATCCAGCACGTCGCGCCGCCGCAATCCCTGCTTGATCGGATGCTCACCTTGCGCATCCATCTCGACCCCGTCGGCGCAGATAATGCTCCGCTGCTGATCGCCCCCGGCTCGCATCGCCTCGGCCGCATCTCTGAAAGCGCCGTTGCCGCCCTCGTCGCACGTTGCGGCACCCATGCCTGCTTGGCTGACCGCGGGGACATCTGGCTCTACGCCACGCCGATCCTCCACGCGTCCGACGCGGCATCCAACCCCCGCCACCGCCGCGTGCTGCAAATAGACTACAGCGCCGACGATCTGCCGGGCGAATTGAATTGGCTGGGGATCATCTGAAAACCTTCTCCCCGTGGGGGAGAAGGATACGAAGCCTTGCCAGCCCGATGGCTAGGCGAAGTCGGATGAGAGGGGAAAAGCGCTACCCCTCCACCGCCACCACCCGCGCCATCGGCTGCATCGGGTGCGTCACCACGCTCACCTCCACCAGCTCCAGCGCCAGCAATTCGCGCGGCCTTGCCCCCCGCGCGGTCTTCACCCGATATCCGAAACTCAGCCCGTCGACCGCGCCCTGCGCGATCGCCGCCGCCGCCTCGCGCCCGCCCGCGCTCGCCCGCGACACCCGGCCGATCACGCGCAGCCCGCGCGCATCCTCCCGCGCGCTTTCCACCACGCCGATGACGCTCGCCGGCCCATGCTGCCACAGCAGGGGCACGCCTGCCGCCGCCACATCGCCAAACGCCCCCGCCCGCACGACATCGCCACCCCGGTCCACACGGTCGAAGATCGCCGCATAGCCGGCAAAGCGCAAGTCGCCCGCGCTCATGCCTTCACCAACCCGACCAGCCCGACCTTCACCGCCACGCCCAGCAGCACCATCGCCATGCCGATCCGCACGATCCAGCCGATCACCGCCCCGCGCGCCGCCTTCTTCGCGTCGCGCCAGGCGGACAGCAATTCGCGCAGTTCGCGGACATCCGTCTCCGCGCCCCGATCGCTCAGACCCAGCCGCTCCAGCGCCCGCCCCGCGCCCAGGTCGCTCGCCTCCTCGATCAGCGCGCGGATCGTCACCATGTCGGCCACCTGCCCCTGCGCCTGCGCGACCAGCCGCGCCAGCATCTCCTCCTTCATCGCCCCGCTCCTTTTCATGTCGACACCGCGCGCCTATCTGACGCGCCATGAAGCGCCCCACCCGCAAAATCCTGATCGTCCTCGTCATCGTCGCGCTCGGCCTTGTCGGCTGGCATTTCGGCCTCGACCGCGCGGGCGACTGCCTGCTCCAGGGGGGGCGCTGGAACTGGGACGGCGGCTTCTGCCGCCTCGACAGCCTCGCCCAGCATCCCTTCGGCTGACCACTCCCTCCGTTCGCTTCGAGCGCAGTCGAGAAGCCGCCCGTCACCCGATACCCAGCATCGCCTTCTTCTCCTCGGCGCTCAGGAAATCTGCGCTCGCCACCCGCTCCCACAGCGCCGCGCGCTCGTCCGACAATGCCGGCACCGCGTCCAGGTCCGGCTCGATTTCCAGCCCCGGCCACCAGCCATCCAGCCCTTGGGCCAGCGCCGCGCCGATCTTCGTCACCAGCGGCAAGATGGCCTGCCGCCACAGCGCCTTGTTGGCCTCGCGATAATTGGCGTAGCTATTGTCGCCGGGCAGGCCCATCAGCATCGGCGGCACGCCAAAGGCCAAGGCGATCTCCCGCGCGGCGGCCGCCTTTAACCCCACAAAATCCATCTCGGCGGGCGTCAAGCTCATCGCCTTCCAGCTGAGGCCCCCTTCCAGCAGCATCGGCCGCCCGGCATTGGCCGCGCCGGCAAAGGCCGCCTCCATCTCGCGCTTCACCCGCTCAAACTGTTCAGGCGACAGCACCGACCCGTCGCCCGGCTCATAGACCATCGCCCCGCTCGGCCGCGCCGCATTGTCGAGCAGCGCCTTGTTCCACACGCTCGCCGCATTGTGGATCGCCACCGCGCCCGCCGCCGCGCCGATGCAGCCCAGCCCATAATGATCGTCCAGCGGATGCAACGCCTTCATATGCAGCACGCTCGTCCGCCCGGCGGCGTCTTCGGGGTGCAGCCGCGTCACGCTCTCACCCACGCGATACAGATAGGCCGCCGGCCACCCCCGCGCATCCGCCTCCACGCTCATCCGCTCGGGCCGCAGCGCGAACAGTTCGGCCGGCATCCCGTCCGCCCCCGCCATCACCTGGACATAGCCATTGCCATGCAGCAGCAGGTGACAGGCCAGCGCCTCGATCAGGCCCTGCCCCGCCGACGCCCGACCGACCAGCGCGCGCA